GCGCATTTCCATCATACGTCTTGTTACACGCTCGACAATGGACCATTATCCTATTGTTGTTGTTGTTACTGTTACTGTTACTGTTACTGTTGTTAAGATCGAGGAACTTGCTCTTGGGACGGATATATTTGGGAACAGTTTTGACATTTTTATTGTTGATGTTCATTCTGGTACCAGTAACCGAAACTGGTTTTACAAAAGCCGCAACTGGGTGATAATTTCTGAGACCGTTAGAATTCTCCGTGAAAAGAGCACCTCTACCCGTCATTTTGATACGACGACCCTTGGTATCGAGGTATAATGTAGGTCCTGCTGACATTTTATTGAATGCATTTCTCGCCGATTTAGCCGACATGTGTGTTTATATAGAGTACTATTTAATTCCCGAAAGCAACACCAGCCATACCATTCTTGATACGAAGAATGTTGTAGTTAACCGCATAGACGCGGTGAAGCTGGTTACCACCGGTGGGGTCAGTGAGTGTAAGTTTGGCGTTATCGATACGTGAGAAGTTTAGAGAGCCAGTTGGTTGCATCTTGCTCATGGTGAGACAGAAGGGCCACGAGTAGGTGGGGAGATCATCCAAGGCGCTATCGGGGAGGTCGGTACAATGCATCTCGGGGACGACATCGTGGTGGTACACATTAGAGGTGTTCTCAAAGAGAGTCACACCGTTGATGTAAAGAGATGACGTGGCGAAATTGAATTCATCGGCCCAAGCTGCGCCGTTCGCGTTACCGGACACGAGATGAAGTGACTTTACGGGGTGGTTGAAGTAGCTCAGGTCAATATCGGTATCCGTATTGGTCGCAAGTTGATGTTGGGTTTGAGTGATGAGAATTTCGTGCTCGGTATCCGTGAAGTGCTTACGCTCTTCAGTGTCCAAGTAGATGTAGTTACCGTATACCTTGGGGGTATCCGTGGGGGTATAGCCATCGCGACACTTTATACGGATTTCGACTTCATGGTACTGGAGTGCTACCAAGGGGAGAGATTTTGTCCAGTCTTCACCGAAAAAGAAGGGAATCATGTAGTAATTACCAGAGTGGTTATCCTTGCGGTTGTTCGTGGTCACCGCGAAAGAAGCCTTCGCCGCGGTATCACGCATGAGTGGGTTATGAACACCTTGAATGTAAAGTGAATCCAACTGAGAAACCATTTGACCGCCGATCCAGAGCGAGAATTCGGTAGGACTGGCGGCGGAACGAGCGAATAATCCAGTAGCAGCATCTTGAACACCGGCGATACCGGCAGCCTCGATCCAGATGTAACTCATGAGATCCCCCTTGGAGCGGATGGGAATGGAGACTTCATTATTGGCACCGAAGGTACCGATGTAATCCATGCGCTCAGCCTTCATGGCGAAGTTGGTGTAGCGCTTATAGTTCTGACGGAAGAAGCTGACCTGGGGGTCACCAGTGATATACACATCCTGGGCACCCACCGACACGAGCTCAATTAAAGCAGCAGACATTTATTAATAAATGATATTAAAATTTTGGCTCATTATAAACATATGGTGGTATTCCAAGCTCTGACTTGGGAGGCGCGTGACGTGGATGAAGAACACATGATCAGTATATTAGGTAAAACTGAAACTGGGAAATCGGTCTGTGTGACAACAGTTTTCGAACCGTATTTTTTTGTGAAGTTACCGAGAGGTACGACGGATCGGGATGTTCGTCTCTTGTATGATGACCTGAATAAACTTCGCCCCGATCATGTTACGGGTTACAGTGTCACACAGAAGAAGGATGTATGGGGCTTTCAAAATAATGAAAAGTTTCCGTACATGCGTCTAAACTTCAAGACCCTGGCGGATCGCCGAAAGGTCAATTCGATATTCGGATACAATCGAGATTTTAAACAATACCACGTCTATGAAGCAAATCTCGACCCTGTTCTGAGATTGATGCACCGCACTGGTATTCAGTCGACTGGCTGGCTCGATACCGGACTCGAATGTGTTCGATCACATCTCGCAAAAGTTGATATCGATCTCTGGTGTAATGATTGGCAGACACTCAAACCCGTAGAGCGAGACGATATCGCACCCTTTGTCGTCGCATCGATTGATATTGAGTGTAATAGTTCAACTGGGAAGTTCCCAAACCCCGATGTTCTGGGTGATGCGTGCTTTCAGATAGCTATTTCACTATGTACGTTTGGGAGTGATGAACCATACGAGAAGACATGTCTATGCTACAAGAAAACGGAGGGGCCTGATACCGCGAGTTTCGAGACGGAGAGGGAGATGCTCGAAGCGTTCCAGAAGTACGTACAGGAAAAGGATATCGATATCATAACAGGTTGGAACATTTTCGGGTTCGATCTTGAATACATTTATAAAAGAGCTCTTCTGACGAATTGCGATGAAGAATTTTTCAATCTGGGAAAGCTACATGAACCTCCGAGTGAGCTCCTGTTAAAAAAGCTCAGTTCGAGTGCCCTCGGTGATAATTTCCTGAAACTTCTTCCCATGACTGGACGTTTCATCTTCGATATGTTCCACGAAGTAAAGAAGGGATACAAACTTGACTCGTATAAACTGAATGAAGTGTCAAAGTTGTATCTGGGTGATCAGAAGATTGATATGTCACCAAAGGAGATGTTTGCTCGGTACAAGGAGGGTGATCCAAAAAAGTTGGGTGAAGTCGCAGAGTATTGTATCAAAGATACCCTACTTCCACATAAACTGGTAAAAAAACTATGTATCCTTCTAAATTTACTGGAGATGGCTAAAGCAACATGGGTTCCCCTTTGCTTCTTAGTTGAACGTGGCCAGCAAATCAAAGTGTTTAGTCAGCTCACGAAAAAGGCACGCGAGCTTGGATACATGGTACCCACGATCAAATACGGATCTCTACCCGAAGAACCATACGAGGGTGCAACCGTTTTAGAGGCACAGAAAGGAGCTTATTACACACCAATCACGGCCCTGGATTTTGAAGCCCTGTATCCATCGATCATGATGGCGCACAATTTATGCTATTCGACGCTCGTGATGGATGAACGACGCTACGGGAATATACCTGGTATCGTGTATGAAACATTCAAGATCGGCGAGAAAGTGTATAAATTCGCACAAGGTGTCCCGAGTCTTTTACCGGCTATCTTAATGGAGCTTAAACAGTTTCGTAAGAAGGCGAAGAGGGATATGGCGGCCGCGACGGGTTCGATGAAAGAAGTCTATAACGGTAAGCAATTGGCGTACAAAATATCGATGAACTCGGTGTATGGTTTTACTGGTGCTGGCAAGGGTATTCTTCCATGCGTTCCAATCGCATCCACGACAACATGTAGAGGTCGCGGTATGATCGAGGAGACGAAAAACTATGTGGAGGAAAACTTCCCAGGTGCGAAAGTGAGATACGGTGACACCGATTCAGTGATGATCGAGTTCGACGTGGGTGACCGAACGGGTGAAGAAGCCGTCAAGTACAGCTGGGAGATTGGTGAGAGAGCAGCTGAAGAATGTAGCGCACTCTTCAAGAAACCGAATAACCTGGAACTCGAGAAGGTGTATTGGCCCTATTTCTTGTACTCAAAGAAGAGGTACGCCGCCAAACTCTGGACAAAGGGAAGGGATGGGAACATGCACATGGATTACATAGATATTAAGGGACTTCAGGTTGTTCGTCGAGACAATACACCTCACGTGAGAGAAGTGTGTAAAGAGCTCCTGGATGTTATCCTGACCTCGAGTGATCCAGGACCACCCAAAGAGTTGGCCAAAGAACGAGCGATAGAACTTCTTTCGGGTGACATACCCAACGAAAAGTTGATACTCAGTAAGTCACTCTCAGATAGTTATAAGGTCAATGGGGAACCAGTTTCAGTATCAGGTTCTCGAATTGGTGAGATTAACCAGGCTCATGTACGAGTTGTTCATAAAATGCGAGAACGAAAACCCGGTTCGGAACCACAATCTGGGGATCGCGTTCCATTTCTACTGACAAAAACAGAAGACCCAAAGGCAAAGGGATTCGAAAAGTCTGAAGATCCCAAATATGTGGAAGAGCACGACGTTCCAGTGGATTATCTCTACTATTTTGAAAATAAGTTCCTTAATCCCGTATGTGACCTTCTCGACCCATTATTTGAAAATACCAAGCAAGAAATCTTCGGTGATATTCTCGAGCAACACAAACCAAAAAAGAAGAAAGTCGCCCCCGCCCTCAGCACGATGAAGAAAGAGCAACTCGTAGAAGAGTGCAAAAAATTGGGACTGGATGATTCCGGTAAGGTTTCGGAATTACGTGAAAGGATTAAAGGGTCTCGAACAGAATCGATCGAAGACCTATTTAAAAAATATGAGCAATCTACTAGTAAGACATGAGCCTCCATGATCGAATTGCTGATATCGTCGATGAGGAGTTGAATGCGCGTCTCGTTTCAATGATGAATGAATACGTAGAGATTATTTCAAAAAAACACGGTATATCTATGGATCTTCTTCTGAAGGATATACCAGAAATATTCTCAGGTGCAATCTGTAAAGGTACGAAAACCGACGGGCGACGCTGTACATTCAGGGGAATAAATGGTGGGTATTGCAGACATCATGTGACACAAATAAATCGACTGAAACACATGTCAATTTCGCGGAGTCATAGTCATAATCATAGCCCCGAACTCATGTATGTGAAAGATTGTCCGGGGTGTAAATTTTCAAATGAGCTTATAGATTTGGGTACTATGATTGGTAATGAGTAAATCCGATATACTACTAACTTCCATCAACACCTTTTACACCGAAGAAGAAAACAGAACTAAATTGGTGAACATTTTAGACAAATCGAATGGCATTTCGCTACGCAACTTGGAGTGGTTCATAACCAACTACGCAAAAAAAAATCATACGACCTTTACAACCCGGGATGGAAAACTATTCACGGTTCATTGTGCGTATAAATCAAGTCTTGATGGTTACAGTAAAAAACTATTCGATCCATTTTGTCGATCGGAAAAATTTGCATACCTCGTTCCAGGGACATCTCATGAAATTCATACAACTCTCGCACAGTTAAATTTCATCAAATGGTGTATTAAGAATAATATCATCGAGTACATTAGTACCAACAAAACGTCATTATTTAGTAAGCAACTGACATAACTCCACCTTCAAATACGAAGGTTTGGTATCCAGTGTAATACATATTCAGAGAGTACGTATTTGTAGTCACATCAACTTCCGCCCCGTTTAGTTTCACCTCTATATTTGTTTTATCTGACTGTATTTGACTAAAATCCAAGTTCCCCGATGGATCCACATTGATCGGATTCATCGAGAAACTATACGTATATACATTTCTGATAGGCCTCGCAAGACGATTCCTGAAGGGGATTAGATATTTGTAATAATTGTGATTCGTTTTTGTAACATTTGGGAGACGGTTTCCATTTATATGGAAGCTCGCAGACTCCATGATCGGATCGAAAAATGTCTGTTGATCGTCGAAGCTCACATTCGAAGAAAAGTTGAAACGATTTTGAAATAGTCTCTGTTCATTGATATTCACAGACCCAATGGCATCATTTTCGATTTCAAACTTTGTGTTTCTTAAGAACCAATGAATACATTTCACTGGAATATTCGGTACGAGATTGTTCACAATCGACGAAACACCAAGTTCGCTCACCGCGGAAGGATGTTTTCTCACGAGATCGGTCACCAATGTCTGCTTTTCGGTCGCGAGATATATTCTCTCTTCGGGGCTGACAGTAAGTTCTTCTGTCACGATATTGAAAGATGGTAAAGATAACTGTCCATTGAAATCAGTGAAAAATGTTTGTGCGTGGAACTCGAATTCGAATTCAATCTTCTGGCGGTTGATCGCACATATGGGAAAGTAGGGACGATTTGGTTTATTTGATGTGTATTCATCACTCGCATACTTTCTCGAAAAGAAAAAGTGGAGAGGAATAACCAGATCCGAACTTGACCTGGCGATCGTTTCATTTCTACTGGATTCATCGTACCCTATATTTCTATTTACAAGAAACCTATTCGCTACTTTCTCAGAAATTTCCAAGTACAGTTCATCATAAATGATTCCCCAATCATCGTGGATTTTTTCAACTTCGATATCATCTACAAACATCGTGACACTCTTGAGGACGTGTCGCCCCAATTGATCTGCGTAGTTACCGTCGGCTATACCAGGCATTGATATACTCAGGTACATATTACTCAACAGATCACCCATATTTCTCGGGTTAAATGGAACTTTTATTGTTTGGGCAAACGGCCACCCAGCAATCGCTCCGTTATTGATGATATTACGAACCCTGTGATACTTTCTGAATTCTGAATGTCTTTCTGTCTTATAATTAAAGAATGATTCTTCTGGGTCTTTGGAAAGCAGGTGTAAATCCTGTTTTCCAATAGCTTTGAGGGAAATTTTAGCAGCCTCACCCATATCTACTTACTGCTCACATATTTTTAATATCATTCTTCCACATCGTAATGTGACTCGTCTTCAACATCTTCTCTAGATCCTCCTTCGCCTGCGCCGCCTCAGCCATGAGCGCTTTGACGCGTTCATCCGTGTATTCAACTGTCCTCGTATTGAGGAGGTAGTCCAAATTCCCATCAATATTGGGAAAGATCGAGGACATTTCTGCCTCGAGTTCAGCCTTTTTCCTTTTGAACACTACCAACTTCCCCTCGATGACCATGGATACAAACTTCGATTTATGGTCACACATACCCACCCGCTTCTCGAGGACATCGATGAGGTGTGCCTTCCTCATCTTGTAATGTTCGAGTCGGAGATCGATAAAGTCTTGAAGAATCTCTTCGGGGCTCGCGTACTTGTGAATACCCTTGGTGGGGTGGAAGAGGTGCATGTTGGAGACACGGAACGTCTTCCTCAATTTGAGATCCTTGAGAAGATCCTTACCCGCATACTCCATAATTTCAAAATGAACATCTTCAGTGGTCGAGTTATTGACGTATCCACCAATCAATTTCTTTTCCACGAGACCATCCAGGTACTCCTTGTAATCCTGTGTCCAGCGACCCGGTGGGAGTTCGGTCACCACAATGTTACTTTTGGACCAGTTCCATACACCTTCCATCATCCATGTATCCTCCTCTTTGTGGACAACTCCTTTGAAACCCCTGAACCAAGGTCGCATACTCACGAATTCTTCTCCCTTGAGATATCTCTGAATGTTCTCCTTGATATCCTCTGGGTTGAAGGGGGGTACATAGCAACTGAAACCTGTACCGATACCTTCTGTCCCATTGACCAAAACCATCGGTAGAGTGGGCATGTAGAAGTCGGGTTCAATCGAGCGACCATCATCATCCAGGTAATTGAGAATAGCATCGTCTCTAGGATCAAAGATCTTTCTGGCATCCTTGGTAAGCTTCGTGAAGATATACCTCGTCTGAGACGCATCCTTACCACCCATGAGTCTCGTACCGAATTGACCACAAGGCTCGAGAAGATTGATATTGTTCGATCCTGTATAATCATTCGCCAACTTTACGATCGTATCCGCGAGAGACACTTCACCGTGGTGGTACGCACTCTTCTCAGCCACAAATGCCGCCAATTGGGCAACCTTCATCTCATCCTTGAGATTCTTCTTGAAGCACGCGAACATCACCTTACGCTGTGAGGGTTTGAGACCATCCGCCATGTGTGCGATAGACCGCTTGAGATCTGCGAGACTGAAATTGACCAAGTCCTTGTGCACAAAATCAGAGATGTCCAATTGTTTCACACTCCCATACGGGACTTCGAGTTGGTCAGCATCTTTCGCAGTGTTCTCTAAAAGCCATGACTTCCTCGCGTCAGCCTTTTTCTTATCAAAAGCAAGAATAATTGAATCATCGGTCATCGTATCCACATCGAATTTGACCGTGAGGTCCTGAATCTTCTTGAAATACTCCCGAGCTTCAGCTGATGTAGAAGTACCGAGACCCTTATAGTACTTAATCTTCCACCCTTGTTTTCCATCACCATACCAGGTCCTGAACGCAGAGTCAGTGTAGAATGACTTGGTTTGTGAAGCCTTTGTAGCTTTGATGATCGGGGTCACCATACTCACAACAAATCCAAGTTTCAAAAGACTGGGCCAGAAATAATGAATCATGTTGAGGATGAGACCCTTGATATGGGATCCATCATTATCAGCATCTGTCATGATCATTAAGCGTCCGTAGCGAAGATCTGCGACACTCTTATATTCCTTACCCTGTTGGAGTCCCAAAATCTTCTTGAGATCATTGAACTCCTGGTTCGATGTGAGTTGGGCCACGGAAACATCTCGGACATTCTTACACTTGCCGCGGAGAGGGAAGACACCATAGTGGTCACGACCCACAACTGAGAGACCCGCGACCGCGAGAGTCTTTGCTGAGTCACCCTCTGTGACGATGAGGGTACAATCCTTTGAGTGTGCTGTACCAGCCTTGTTCGCGTCATCCAATTTGGGGATACCGGTAATCTTAGACTTGCGGGCCCCATCCGACTTTTGGAGTTCCTTCATCTCCTTAAACCTGGAGAGTGCCAAGAGTTCCTCTGCGATTCCAGTCTTGAGTGCGTTCTTGATAAAACTTTTGGATGCTTCAAACTTACTCCCAAAACTTTGAGACTTGGAGGTGCATTCAGACTTCACCTGACTGGAGAATGTTGGGTTCTCGAGGGTTGCCTTGACAAAGATAGTAAAAGTGTTCTTGACCTGTTGAGGTTTCAACTTAATCTTCTTCGCCATTTCATCGATGATACCGTTCGCGATGAGGTTCGCGGCGTGATCCACGTGCGTGCCACCCTTATTGGTACAGAGTCCATTCACGAAGGAAACCTGTTCCATACCATTCTCAGCGGGTCCGATACACACCGACCATCGATCGGTATTCACCGAGAACACGTCTTCAACGCCCTCGTGCATCTTCGCATACGCTTCAAAGTTATGTTTAATGAGAATTTCATCATTGAACTTCACTTTACAGTTTTGAGTGGTACAGATATTCGCATCCCATACCCGCTTTTGGAAGATACTGTAGATGGTATCGTCCATCTTTGACATCCCGAATCGTTTCCACTCGGGGGTAAAAGTGATGGCGACAGATGACGTAGCACCTGAATGTTTTTTGATTTTTGGGGGGTCACAGATAGTCATGTTCTTCGACCACGATTGGGTATAGGTTTGTTTCGTCTCATGGTCTTTGATCGCGATTGAAAAATCGCTCGAGTAGATGTTCGCCAATTTGGCACCGTACCCGTTACGACCACCGACGATACGCTTCTGGGTATCATCATAATTGGTACTCGTGAGGAGATGTCCAAAGACGAGTTCGGGGTTCCAGAGACCCTCCTTCTCGTGCATTTTTACGGAGATCCCACCGAGAGGACCGTTATTCTCGATGGTCACAGACCCTGATTCCTTATCGATTGCGACAGAGATGGAACTGACATGCTTGGGATGGAGTGAGTTGCGGTCAATAGCATTGACCAGGATTTCATCAAAGATTTTCAAGAGGGCTGGGGAGTACTTGAGATTCTTCTTGGAAAACTTTTCACCGTTGAGAATCCAGTAGGGTTCTGTACCCAATTCAACTGGACCGACATAGGAGTCAGGTCTCTTGAGAACGTGTTCGATGTGGGTGAGTTTTTGAACACTTTCCATACTTTCTTAGTTTTATTACAATTCAAATCTCTAACTTAGGTTGTCTATTATCTGCTTACATTTATCACGAAATATCTCATATTGTGATTGCATTGCTTTTAATTCCAATTCAGCATTATAAAGTTCGACATACATCGTCAGGGGTTTTCCATTATACAAAATTGAATGAAAGCCATTATCTGACTGAACTTGAGGATTAATGCGTTTTTTAAAGCTTAATGAAAAGTTTGAAGGGTTAGGAAATAATTGGTCATTCCAGGATAATGTCCCATCGGCGTTCAAGTCAATGTCCACAGTGACACGCTTGTACTTCATGGTCAAGGCACAACGACCACTGAGAATAACATTTGAATCAATGAGCTTTTTCAATATCGGTGTCATTTTACTTACTCTTTCCTTTGGGGATACCTTCACTTAGGTTTCATTCAAACAAGACGAGTTCTGGGTTGGACATGGATACTTTTACGGTAATCTTTTCTTTGCATAGGATAAGAGATGTACCTCTACTTGATAGCTGCTATCTTTGTCCTATTCTTGATGATGCAAAATAAATCTAGGGGTATGAACAAATCAATCGAGAAACTTGTTCGACAGTCTGCTCGTTATGCTACAGCCGCGCAACAGGACAAGTCTCCAGTCGTGGCGATCCTCCATGCCAACTATGCGGCGGCATACTTGTACGCACTCAAGGATATTGCCACAGAGTCACAGATCCATAACGCCACGGGTATAAATGTCAAGAAGTTCAAGGAGCATGTCATAAATGTCCAAGATTCCGTAACGAAAAAGACGACTGAAACGTGCCCAGATTTTGCAGGACAAGTTGATATTTACCTGGCTGAAATCGGGGGAGAAGCCTAAGTCGATGTCTAAAATATGAAAAACTAAGAAAAAAAAATGGAAGTCATCCGCGATGAGATGTGGGAACGATGCCTCACTGATGCGGTCAAAATGTACCGATTCAGTGAGCCAGATGAGGCGTGTTACCAACTCGCAAATGCGACATGGGTTATGAAAAAGAAGTACCTTGAGCATGAGAAGAAGAAAGATACTAGACAAATCATTGTCATTGACAAACCACCAGAAGTTATCAATGAACAGAGGAAAGCGAAAAAGATTTGTTCTGCCATGACGATGACTGGAAAAGCTTGTAGTTTCAAGGCTATATGTGGGGACTATTGCAAGAAGCATAGTGTAAAGCATGCACAATTGGGAACCAAGGTTGATGTGAGCAAAATTAAAATCAATGATTAATAGAAAGATGATGTTAGACCAAGATAGTCTCAGACCTGTAATAATAGCGATGGCACTTTACCTCACTATACTCACCCTCGTTCCTCGCATAGCTAAAAAGCCCACGAATATTCCAGTCATCGATGACATTGTGATGACGATTATCTCCCAAAAAGGATCAATGATGAGTGGCACCATTCTCATCGGTCTTATCGTCCTCGCCACCAATTACATTCAGGATGAACTCCCGTAAAACAGTCTCTCGGCCCACTAATTTTTTTGTGTGCTCGTGATCCATATACCGCACACGATTGTCATACGCGTGTCTCATGAACTCCAAGAGTTGGTCAAAGTTTGGCTTACCCCAAGTCATACCCTTTTTGAACAGGAAATCATCCTGCTCCAACTCTTGAAGTCCACAGTCGATCGTATACGGTGTTTTTACATACTCGGGTGCTCCACCGTAATTTGTTATGATCACGGGTTTATCTCGAAGTGCAGCCTCGACAGCACC